CACCATCAAGCAACTTATCATGCTCACGCATAGCCTGCTCTTCATCAGCCTCAAACTGCATCTGAACACCCTTAAAATCAGCCATATCCATATACTTATACGCCTTAGTCGGACTAAGCATACCCATATTAAGCATCTGCATAACACGAGCCTGCTTACCCGCACGAGTACGAGGAAGACCAGAACCAGCCTCAACCTTAACAGTAACACCCTGAATAAGATCAGCATCCTCAAAACGCTCAATCTTAGGTTTAGAACCAGAACCCGTAATAATCATAGTACGCGGCTCCTGATAATACTCTTGAGCCAACTGAAGCATAAGATTACCAGCACGCTCCAAACCCTTCTCCATAAGCATAATCTGAGGAGCAAGACGATCCGTAGCAGCCTCCTGCAACAAGTCAATAGCGATACCCGCCTCAACATTAGGAGGAACACTACCCTCCATAATCTCATTCAAACCAAACGTATCCTTAAGACGAACACCAAGATCCTGCAAATGCTCAAACACATAAGTCGGCAACGAAGGAATCGGAATAGACTCTGGAACCTTACCAGCAACCGGATTATACTCGAAAATAGCACCCGGCTCATCCGTAATACGCTGACGAAGCGAACCAACCGGAGCCAACATCTGCGGCTTCAACGTAAGATTCTTATACTCAATCATCTGCGACAACGTACGATTCAACTCTTTCTGCAACGGAATAGCATGCTCAACCACACTAGAATCCCACAACTGACCCGGCACACGCATACCCGGAAACTTCACAAGCGGCAACTCCTTAAACGGATACGGCCACGGAGCATCATAAAGAATAATACTAGGATTCTTCGTAAACACAACAAACCGACCCTCAGGATACTTACCACCCGGCAAGAAATACCCGTAATACACAACACGAACATTATCCTTAGTCTTAGCCTCAGCACCCATAAACCCGCCCGGAAGAGTCTCATCAGGATAACGATTAACAGCATTAGCCTTCAAAGACACATTATAACGATCCTGAATCTCATCACTAGTCAACGGGTGAATACAAAACGCGAACTTACAATCCTCAAACACCTGAGCAGAATCATCCAACAACACATCAAAAGGACTCATAACATCAACACGAATATCACCCTGATAAATACGCTTCTCAAAAGGCTCAGCATCAAGACCCATATCCTCAAGACTCTTCTCAAAATAATACTTAACCATAGGATCCACAATAGGCTGACCATCAGGACTCAACATAACCTTCATGCCCTCACCCAACTTATCATCCCAACTAATCTTCCAAAAACCATTACCACAAATAATAGCCCACATCATCGCCTCTTCACGCTTCTCAGTCAAATGAAACTGATCCCACCAATACTCAAGAAGATCCTCAGCAACCTTACTAGCCTTCTCAGCCTCATACGAAGCCTGACCCGGCGTAGCATAAAACTGGGGCTTAGACTTAACAAGCCGCGACAACAAACTCTGCGTATTAGGAGCAATCTGATTAGACACAAGACGCACACGATAACGAGGCTTATCACCCTCATCCGTCGGCAACGACTCCATACGACGAGCAGTACGATTATAAAACACATACTGCTTACCCTTATAAAAAGAAAGATTCAACTTCCATTGACGAGCCATTAACTCTCGCTGACGCTCCAACTCATCGACACGCTGAACGAGACTAGCCGCCGAAGCAAAGCCAGTAGGAGCATCATCTATATTATTACTATCAGACTCGTTCAATACGCACCCCTTTAAAAGAATTCTAGATCACTAGGCGCAAGGCCCGTTTTCTTCAACAAATCAGTATACTCACTAGGACTAATAACATTAGCCTTCAACGCCCAATCCAAATCCTGCTCTTCCTCACTCACACGAAGAGCACCCATCGGAACATCACTTAGAGGCTTTGCGCCCTCCAACCGGAGCCGCTCCAACCGGACCTTCTCCTCCTCCAACGATAACATTTGACTCGTCCACACCTTCTGTGTCTCCAGAATCTCCTGCATCACACTTAACAACATCGTATCCCGCTTGCTTAGCCAACCAAACAATTGTATCCTCCTTAAGATACCGCGTAAGAGTATCAGACATATAAGAATTAGGCATATTAGGAATCTTCGTATCCAACACTAAATCACCCGGAAAAATACGCTCACCCGTAATAGCATCCGCACCAGAACCACTAAACACAATAATACTCATCACCACATACTCCCCATAAACTCGTCAACAAAACGATCCTCCTTAACACCACTAGGACGATCATTAAGCACCCAATCGGGCAAATTACTTTTAGAATTATACGACTCAGGCAAAAACTCGCCCAACAAAGCACCAGCAGTACGAAGAGCAATCTCCATACTATCCAAACAATCATCCTTAGGCTTCTGAATAGCAGAATCATAATCAACCCACTCCTGAATAAAATCAGCATGATCCTTCTTAATCTTAACCTTACCAATCCTAAACAAAGGACTCATAGCCAGAATACGCTCCCACTTCTTACCCTTAGCAAACATAGGCACCACAGGAGGCATACTCGTAAGCCGCTCCGTCTGCTGCACAAGCGCCGCCTGATAAGCATTCGACTCAATACCAATAAGTTCCGGCTTATGACGAATATAATACTCTTCAATCTTTAATAATTGCTCTGCGAATGGGATTCGCGCCGCATACTGGTCCAGTAGAAACACTTCGTTTGAGTCTGCCACACCAATAATCGTAATTACGAATCTATCCGCATTGGCGGATAGGCTAATGGCGGGGTCTACACCCATATATTTACGCAGTTTTAGCGGTTTTCCTTCATTATTTAATAGATCTGTACTATCATAGTAGTGAAGCCAATCTCCGGCTAGGTCTTTGCCTGCCATGCTGTCAAAACTCGCCATATACTCTTGTGCGAATAGCAGTGGATGATATCGTGACTTCACGTACTCCCATTCTTCTTTGCGGAAGTAAGGATTATCAATTGATCGGTACTCTACGCGACTATTATTATTGTCTGTGCGCGAGTCTTTTGAGAAGAACTCTTCGTAGAACCAGTTTTTCTGGTTTGGAGTAGTGGTTGTGATGAGTAATCCTTGTTTATCTGAGAGTGATGGGCGAATAACGCCCCAAGACTCATCATTCTTGATAAACGCGGCCTCATCCATCCATAAGATGTCTAGTCCAGCACCACGAAGGGATTGTGGATCTTCGGCAGATTTGAATTCTACTAGTGTACCATTCTCAAATTCGAACCTAAGCCCACCCTTGTTCTCTTTTACTTCTTTACCAATCGTTAATCCGGCTTTAATGCAGGCTTCTCGAAAGGTTAAATACGATGGACGACCCACTTTATACGAGGCGGATAGCGCCCAAACCCAGAGTGGCTGGTCGCTCGTGCGTCCATACGCATCCAGATGGAATTGTTCTGGATGAAGACAATAAAATAATACTTCCCAAGCGGCTGATAGTGTCTTGCCGCCTCGTCGCCCCGCTACCAAGTGCCTAAATCGTGTTAGTTTAGCACCATTCTTGTCTGTGTGGAATAAGATTTGATAATAGTGTGGTGCGTATCCTTTGGATAGGAACCAACCAATTTTTTCTGGAAATTCTAGTATCGTGTTTTCTAATTGTTTTGCTGTGAATTTCTTGTCTGCGTATGTATAGTTTCCCACTATAACTCCTTAATGGGGGCGGTGCCCTCCACATTTGGGGCATTTAGAATAATAGGCGGGGTGTTCTTGGTTGCATGTGTGGCAGTACCATGCTTCTTTTCGTTGTTCTTTTACGATTCTTTTTGGTTGTACGTTACTATTAAACATTACTTACTCCTTAACGATAACCATATAAACGATATGTTCCAGTAATAGTTACTGAAGGAACAAAAAACAAAATACCATTGTATGAAGTACTAAGTTTATGCCAAGTTCCGCCACTAAGAGTTGCTCCTGCACCACCAGCCGTAACTCCCGTGCTTGTAGAAAGCGTTTTAGTCCATGCCGCCTCAAAAGGGCTAAAAATATCCGCTTGTGTTGTTCCCCACTGACCACCACCACTATAACCACAATAACCTAGAATACCGGATGTACCAGTTCCCGTGTTTGCTGTTGGAGAAGAACTACCTTCTTGCGTTTGTATATTCCATTGATAATCAGTAATAATATTAGTTGTCCCACTACGCATATAAAAGTTTAGTGATCCGCCACCAGAAGCCGATGTAATATTTATAAACAACTTATAATTAATAAAACTAGCAGAAAAAATAGTATCAATATTAACGCTTGAAGCAGACGAAAAACTATTAGAAGTAAGTAATTGTATTCCGGGCGGAGTATCAGTATCAAGCATACTAATCCACGAAGAACCATCATAAATCTTCAACTCATTAGTATCCTTCTGAAACACCATCATACCCTCAGAAGGACTAGCAGGAAGATCACCAACAGCATCAATAACAGTAGTACCAGTATTAGGAAAAGACTTAGCCATAATTAGTTCTTAATAATATAATTGAGAACAATAGTAGGCTGCACCACACCATGAGTACCAGTACCCGTAGGAGAAGTAGTCGTAGCAGGAATCGTATGATTATGAGCACCAGCAGTAGTCACAGAATGCCCCTGATTACCGGGACCATAACCATTAACACCATTATTACCCTCAGGCCAAACACCCGGACCAGTACCATCATAAACCTGATCAGTATGAGAAACACCATGCGTATGATTACCAGCACCATCAGTCGTAGCCCACGCAGGAACCGGATGAGTATGCTCAGGAAGAGTCTCAGCACCACCAGCAGTACCCGGAGTATTAGCCAAACTCAAACGAGCAGCATCAGTACCACCCATATTATCAATACCAGCAATAACCCGGCCCCGCAAATCAGGAATAGCACTAAAACTAGCAGCATTCAAAATAGTCTGCAAATCAGCAGAAGCACTAGCCGAAACATAAGACTGACCATAACACATAATCCAACCACTAGGCACATAAGCACTCGTACCAGCAAACGGCATCAAAGAACCAACAGGAGTATAATAATGCCCAGCCTTCAACTCAGACAAAAACGCCTGCAAATTCTGAAAAACCTCCTCAACATGAGCAAAATTAGACACCAACACATCACTACCACTCGAAATAGAACCAACACTACTCGCAGCAGCAGACAAAGAATCCGCCCCCGAAATAAGAGCATCAATATCATCAACCAACGCATCACTAGGATAAGACAAACAAAACACCCCCAAAACAGAAATAGAATAAAAAATAACCCCTCACTATATATAACACCCCAAACACCAACAATCGGACATCAAAACACAAAACTTAATAATATCTTAACAATATAGTACCAAACTAAGCCAAACTCAAACTGTACAAAAAATATAAACAGTATAATTATATACATGTGGGTGGGTCGTAACGGGGGTACGCATATGCATATCCGAGTATGCGTGAGGCTGTTTTGTAGAATCTTACAGGAGCCTAGGTACTAGAGCCTTGTAGTATTTGACAAGGATATTTCACAACGATGATGAGTATATATATAATAACCTATGGTTATTATACTCATTATAATCAGCCATATACTAAGAGTAACTATGTTACTCTATAGTATATAATATATATACTACTACATAGTAGTAGTATAAGTATTACTAACATAGTTAGTAATCTTTATAGTCCAGAGTATACACTCTCTATCTATTACTATGTAATAGTAGATAGTGTTTGTTTATGCTGAATACTCTACTTACGTAGTAAGTTAGAGTATTGTACGGTTAGACTACTAGAACGTAGTTCTGTAGTCTAGTTTATATCTTTATAGTTAGTTACTAAATAGGTGACTTGTCACTATTTAGTCTAACTTATTAAGATATGTTTATACTCTCTATCTCTATAGATAGAGAGTATAGGGAGATTCCGCCGAAACCCTACTACCTTACTAGGTTTATATCTTCCTGAACGAAGTGAAGGAAGATAGAAACCAGTAAGGAGTAAAGAGAATGAACAGCACCGAAGTCGTCGAGAAGATCGAAGCCCTCAGCCCGGAGCAGGCAGCGATGCTCTTGCAGATCCTCTCCGAGGATGGTGAGCGGGGTGTGGTGATCGTGTCGGATGCTCCGAAGGAGCAGGAGGAGGTCGTCGTGGATTCCACGCCGAAGGCTGAGAAGGTCAAGTGCAAGTGCTGTGGCTTCGCCAAGAAGGCGCGGCGTGTGAATGCCGAAGGCATTTGCAAGGTCTGCTACGTGACTCTCGCAACGGCTTCGCCGGACGAGGCAATCGTCGTCGTCGGTCGTCAGGGCAAGCGTGGCCGCAACACGGTCAGCGTCGTCATCGGCGGTGAGCGCGTCAAGGTGCAGCGCAAGGTGCGGCTGGAGTCGTAGACTCCGCTGTGCTACACTGTCCACACACACACGTTAGGAGCGCAACATGCGTAAGGTTGAGCGGGTTCAGCCCGATGGTTCGATCAAGGTTTTCACGGTCAAGCGTCTAGGCGATGGGCATAGCGCGAAGGTTGCGGCTCGATTTGCTAGTCAGGGTCGTGGCTATGCGAAGCGTGGCAAGCGTCACGTAACAGACATTGTGAGTCCTTTGGGGCTTCGTTCTAACAGCCGGATGCCCGGTGACGAGAGGATTTGAGTAGTATGGAAAACGATTTTAATTACCCTACGGAGTTGTTTGCTCAGGCTGCTATCTCTTTGGAGATGCAGGGCTATTGCTTGACGATGCTGGGTGTCGGCATCCTGAAGGATGCTGTTACTTTCTGGGTGTCGGATGGGCTGGTGCCGGTGACGTACGGAGAGTTCTGGAAGAACTTGGAGAATCTGGTAGGCTTTATGATTGACGAGATTGTTTACGGGAAGGGTGTGTGAGCGTGATAGTGCTTGATCCTAACGATGAGGACGGCGTGTGTGGGGCTGCGTATCAGGAGTGGCGAGCCGAGCAATTGTCTTTTGAGCCTGATTACAACCCCGATGATTACTTGGATTATGATGATGAGCAGGACAACGAATGGGAGTGTGAGTAGCATGGCTTACAAGGTAGAGTTTAATGATGATCGTATGCGTTGGGCTGATTATGCTGCGGTCATGGATTACGAGACTCAGTACCTGCCGTGGAGTTTTATTGAGGAACTCATGGATTATTTGCAGGGGTTGGGTTACGAGTGGTGTAAGATTGCTTATGTGGAGCAGGTGATACGCTAACGTCCCTTGTAAGGTGTGTAGCGTGGCTTGTAAGCCGCGTTGAGTATGGTAGGAATACTACCCCACGTGGTGTGGGTGTAGAATGCTTAGAGAGGCTGTAAAATATGAACGATTTGACTAACTACGATCTGTGCTTGCTGGGTGCTTCATTGCGGGGTTTCATCAACAAGTCGCGTGAAAGCGTCGATTATTACATTGAGAATGATGATGCTATGATGTTGCTGACTGTCATGAAGGAGCGAAACCATGCTAAGGAGTTGCTAAACCGCGTGTTGGCTGCGGAGGACAAGTTCTACGCCGAAGGTAGTTTGCAGGAGTGTGAGTAGCATGGAAGCAGTATTCTACATCGCAATACTACCAGTATTAGCAATGCTTATAGCAGTGTACATTATCGAAAGGTGTTGGTAAAATGTTGAAGATTATCACAGACGACTACGTTGTATACGAGATTTGGGAGTGTGATGATAATGGTATGCCTTACGCATTCGTTGATCATTTTGATTCGCTCATGGACGCGGAACACGAGTTGCTCGTACTAAATTGTGGTAAAATGCTGGGTGATCCAGCCGGAGACTATACTCTCTAATATTCTTTCTGAACGAAGTGAAGAAAGAATATATAGAGAGATAAGGGAGAAAGAAATGTTTAAGGTTACTGTGAATTGGGAACAGACCCAGTATTACGAGGTTACAATGGTGACTAACGCTAAACCCGATACTCAAGAGTGGTGGTATGAAGTGTTGGATAGGAACATGTACGATTATGCTGATTGCATTGATAGTACTGAGATGAATAACATTACGTTTACTGACGAGGAGATTGTATAATGACTAAGAAAAAGTTTGACATCGCCGAGGTTCACGCTCAGATCACTGAGGGACTGATTGCTATGATGGAGCAGGGTGTTGCACCTTGGAGCCGTCCTTGGATTGTACGTGGTATCAACGATGCTATGGCACCGAAGAATGGTATCAGTAATCGTAGGTACACCGGGTTCAATAGCCTTTACCTATCGTTCCTCATGGAGGAGAACAAGTGGGATGACCCACGATTCTACACGATGAGCAGCCTGCCCGAGGATGCTAAGGTAATCAAGGGTAGTAAGTCTACGATTGTTATCTATAACAAAAAGACTGAGCGTGAGGTTGAGGATGATAACGGTGAGGCTGAGGTGCAGACTTCATGGTTTCAGCGTTACTATCGTGTGTTCAATGGTGCTCAGATTGAGGGACTGCCTGCATTTGAGAAGCCTGAGCCTAACACTGAGGGTTATACTCACGAGGATAATGGTTATCCTGAGGCTGACCTGATTGCTACTGAGTGGTGTGATAATCTTGCAGACTTTAGTCATGGTGGTGACCGTGCCTACTACGTTCCTAGCATGGATAGCATCACGATGCCTGACCTTGACCAGTTTCCCACACTATCGGGTTACTACCAGACACTGTTCCACGAGATTGCTCATAGCACAGGACACGCCTCTCGTGCTAATCGTCTAGAGAAGGGCGGTTTTGGTACTGATACTTATGCTAAGGAGGAGTTGGTTGCAGAGTTTGCTGCCGCATTCCTTTGCGCTAACACTGAGGTGCCTCTGAATGAGGAGCAGTCGGCTGCTTACCTGAAGGGATGGGCGAAGCGTTGCAAGGATGAGCCTAAGTTGCTATACTCTGCTGCTAATGCTGCTCAGTTTGCTGCTAGTATGGTGATGGAAAATACTTACGCTATGGTTGCATGAAAGGACTGAACCATATACTCTCTAAGATAATCTCTGAACGAAGTGAAGAGATTATCTATAGAGAGATAAGGGAGGAAGAATGATTGAAAGAATTAGTATGACTACTAGGAATTATGTGAATATGATTAGTGATGATGAGGATGTTCCGTTTGAGACTGCTGATACTGATAGTTTGGTGGTGACTTGGATGGTGTATGATCCTGAGTATGATAGGGTTCCTGAGGAGCCACCGTGGGAGTCGCATGATTGGACTAATGATTATGATTATCCCGATGATTATGCACCTGAGCATGATGAAGAGTTTGAGTAATGGTTTTTACTACTAGGAAAATGGAGAATGTTATGAGTATGTATGATGAGCGTGTTGCTGAACTAGAGTCTCTGCTTGAGGCTAGTGATGCTCGGTATGCTGAGGTTAAGGCACAGTTGGATCGTCAAGTAACTGTGTTGGTAAATCGTGAGGAACGGTATGCAAGTGAGACTAATATCCTTGCTCGTATGCTGAATTATACTTACGATAATTGTTGTCTAGAGCAGCATCATTTGGATGATGCTATTGCTAGTATGCCAGAGCACACAAGTATTGTACGTGATGTGTTGGAGTATCATGATGCTGTGCCTGCTAAGTTTCTAGAGCGTGAGTACTATGTTAGCATCACCGTTCCTGTTACTGTGTGTATTACTGTTAAGGCAACGGACGAGGATAGTGCAGAGGAGCAGGCTCGTGATGATGTAGAATCCAATGGGATTGAATACTTTGATATGGAATATAATACTTACTATGACGCTGAGTACAGCGTGACGGAGGCGTAATGACTACTGCAAATAAGTTCTACAAGGTGCTTGACTCGTTCGGTATTGACGAGGCTATCAGTGAGGGCGTGGCTTGGTATCCTAATGCTTGGCAGCATTGCCTAGATATTAGTAAGGATTATCCTGTCACTCCTCAGCGTGTCGCTGCTATCATGGCAGTAACCTCGCCTCGTGCTAGGTGGAATAAGAACATTGAGGCTACGTATAATATTGTTGCTGACTCGTTCGTGCCGGATCATCGTCGCCGCGCATCGTATGGTATTCTAAATGCTAATGCGTTGAAGGGTATGATCGTGGCTAATGATCGGTATTATTCTCGTCATGTTACTGGCCCTAAGGTTAGTAACTTCTACTTGAATATTGTGGGACATACTGATCCTATTACTACTGATAGTCTTATGAGTAAGGCCGCTGGTTATGGTAGTGATGTTAGCACTAGGATTCGTAGTGAGGTTGAGCAGGGTGTACGTACCCTAGCCGACGTGTTTAGTCTTTCTCCCCGAGATATGCAGGCTAGCATCTGGGTTGCCTATCGTGGGAGTGCTAACTAGAACGCATTGCCAGAGTGGTGGAATGGTAGACACACCTGACTCAAAATCAGGCGCTTCACGGCGTGAGAGTTCGAATCTCTCCTCTGGTATTTTTCGGGGATCGTCTAAAGGCAAGACAAACGACTGTTAATCGTTGAATCAAGGTTCGAATCCTTGTCCCCGAGTGAGGTTCCATAGCGTAATGGTAGCGCAGCAGACTCTTAATCTGTCAGGTCTAAGTTCGAATCTTAGTGGAACCATAGCCCTTTAGCATAATGGATAGTGCATTAGGTTTCTACCCTAAACGTATAGGTTCGACTCCTATAAGGGCTGTTGGCTTTATAGCGTAAAGGTAGCGCACAGGACTTTTAATCCTTGGGGTCTAGGTTCGATCCCTAGTGAAGCCATGCCGAGTTAGCATAGTGGTAATGCCCCAGTCTTGTAAACTGGTGACAACAGTTCGATTCTGTTACTCGGCTTGCGAGTATAGCATAACGGTTAATGCTCCACGTTGCCAACGTGGTGATGACAGTTCGATTCTGTCTACTCGCTTGGGAGGTCGTCTAATGGTAGGACAACAGGTTTTGGTCCTGTGAATGTGGGTTCGATTCCTACTCTCCCAGTCCTTACAATATCCTTACTTGACATAAGGAATAATGTATGGTAGTATAGAGTTACTATTAGTAAGAGAAAGGAACAGTATGAATAATACTCCTATGACATACGAAGAGTATATTGAATGGGATAGAGAGTATAGGTATATTGAGTTTCTTATGGAGTTGTATTATGGGTGAGAAGAAACTAGCAGAGGCTAGTATTGTGTATAAGAAAGGTGCTTGGTCTGTTACTGTTGATGGTAATATGATTGGTCGTAGTCCTAGTCTTAGTCTTGCTACTGAGATGCTTTATGAGCGTGGTTATAAGGTTCATACTTATCGTCGGTCTAAGACTGCTAGTGATAAGGTTAAGTTTGATGCTACTGTATTGTGTTTTACACCTAAGGAAGAAGAGTAATGGCTGTTCCGTCTAGTATTAAGAAGAATAAGTTGGCTGCTAAGAAGCAGGTTCGTGAGGATCGTGGCGCTAAGAAGATGAAGGCTAAGGCTCTTCGTGCTGAACGTAAACTAAAGGAACAGAATCGTGTATAAGTTTGTAAGTAAGGGTACTAAGAGTGACTTTGATGCAGCCGTATTCTATAATGGTCAGAAACTAATCCATATTTATATGGGTAAGCATTTTGATAGTGTTGAGGTACAGGTTGAAGATGGTAGTGGTAAGTTCGTGTGTGAGTGGGAGGA